AAGCGGGTACTTCAGGTACATACAGAATTGCAGTTCGTCCAAATGGAGCGTCAGTCGCTCCTGAACACTATGTTGTATACGATGCAACAATTCAAGCCAATACCACAGCGGCTTACACACTAGGTCTAACTATTGATGCTTCAGATGTAGTAAGTGTTTACGCATCAGCATCAACTATGTCTTTCAATGCGTTCGGAAGCGAGATAGCATAATATGGCAATTACCACTAATGGCGGGGCTGGCGTAACCGCAGATGCAGTAGCCACCCTTAGTAACAAAACACTTGAAGCACCAGTAATCAATAATGCGACTTTCACAGGCGCACAGGCTGGTCTTGAAATCAAGTTTGGTAACAACATTGTTCTTGAAGGAACAACTGACAACGCTTTTGAGATGACTCTCTCAGGTGGAGACCCAACCGCCGATAGAACAATTACTCTTCCTGATGTAACAGGAACAGTTGTAACAACTGGAAATCTTACAGCGATTACAACAGTTACAAGCGCAACTTTAACAAGCCCAACAATAACTGGAGCAGTATTTAATGATGGCTCAGTTGTTTTTGAGGGTGCAACAGCAAATGATTTTGAAACAACTTTAGCAATCACAGACCCAACTGCTGATAGAACAATTACTTTCCCTGATGCAACAGGAACAGTTGCATTGGCTGGAAATGTTATTGCTAATTCACTTTTAACAACTACTGGTGACACAATCTACGCATCAGGAGCAAACACTCCTGCTAGACTCGGCATCGGTACATCAGGACAAACTTTGACTGTATCGGCTGGTGGAATCCCTGAGTGGGCAACTCCAGCGGCGGGTACAACAGCAAACGACCAAGCGTTTGCTTTTGCCGTGCAAGTGTTCGCATAAAAAGGAGAAATAAACTATGGCAACAACAGTAAGCAGAATCCCACTATCGGGTTCAACTCATGGTCGTGGAATCAAAGTAGCCGCAACTTCTTCTGCTGGCGACACTATTCACACCGCAACTTCATCTACAACAGATTGCGATGTTATTACGCTATACGCATATAACTCAAGCGCCTCTGCTGTAAACCTAACTCTACAATGGGGTGGAACAACCTCAGTAGATGATGACATTAAGTTATCAATTCCCGCAACATCAGGTTTAACTCTTGTTCTTCCTGACCTAGTTCTTCGCAACTCTTTGATTGTAAAGGCTTACGCTGGAACAACAAATGTTGTAACAATCCACGGATTTGTAAACCGAGTCGCTACCGCATAAGGGGTACAAATGTCACTCCCTAGTCGTCTATTAGGAGCGAACCCGAGCATACAGGTTTCAACCCTGCTCTCGGGTTCATTGACGACCCCAAGTGCTAAAGGGGCGTTTTATGACCCTCCTTCTTTTGATTCAATAGCGTCAAGCGCTGGTGGTTCCACATCAATTACTTTTTCATCAATACCTCAAACTTACAATCATTTACAAGTTAGAGTAATGTGCAAAACAACCAGCGCTGGTGATTTAGAATTTAGATTTAATGGCGATAGCGGTAATAATTACACAAGACATTATTTTGGAAGTGAGGGTGCTTCTTCATTTTCAGGTGGTTCAATTTCAGCAAATATTGGTTATGTTGGGTATAATCCTAGTAATGTTTATTTTCAACTTGCAATATTAGATATTTTAGACTATAAATCTACTAATAAATATAAAACAGTTAGAAGTTTTGTAGGCATTGATGCTAATGGTAGTGGATATGTTTATCAAACAGGTTGTATGTGGCTAAGTACAAGTGCTATTAACCAAATAGTATTTACAAATAATGGTAATACTTACAATTCTAATTCATCTTTTGCCTTATATGGAATTGGGTCATAATGGCATTTACATACGACAAAATTGCTTCTACTACTCTGAGTAGTACACAATCAGATGTTACTTTTAGTGAAATAAGCGGTAGTTATACAGATTTAGTATTAGTATGTCAACCCATATCTACTGCTTTGGCTACTACATACATCCGATTTAATAATGACACTACCAGTCAGTATTCTTGGACTAACGCAGGTGGTGATGGTACCTCTTCGTATGCTGGTCGTACTTCTAATGCTACATTTGGTAGACTAGACAACGGTACATATTCTGCTACTGTAAACGACCATAACATAATTGCAAATTTCAATAGTTATAGTAATACCGCATTTGAAAAAACTTTTTATTCAAGAGCAAGTGGAGCAGGTACAAACCAAGGTGCTGAGATGGTTGTTGGTTTATGGCGTAGTACTAATGCTATTACTTCTATCAAAATTTATCCGAGTGGTTCTGCCAGTTGGGTATCAGGTTCAACTTTTACTATTTATGGAATATTAAAGGCATAATATGGCAACCTATAAACTTATCAATTCAGCAACAGTAGGCTCGGGCGGTGCGGCTAATATACAGTTTACTAACATACCTGCTACATATACGGATTTAGTGCTTTTCACTTCTCTAAAAACATCTTATTCGGGCGCTCAATGGGGTCAAGTTTATCTAAAATTTAATGGTTCTAGTGCATCTTTTTCCAATAAATATTTTTCAGGAAATGGTTCATCACCAGGCACGGGGAGTGATGCTAATACAACTGGTGGTTTTGCTACAACTGGTGGAACAGGTGGAACAAATGCTTTTGCTAATAATTTTATTTATATTTTGAACTATACATCTAGTAATCACAAAATATTTTCAACCAATAGCCTACCTGAGATGAATACCACAACTAGTCTTAATTTCTTAGGTGGAAATCTTTGGAGTAATACTGCTGTAATTTCTAGCATTTCAATAGAAGATTACAATTCAACTTTTGTACAATACAGCACAGCATATCTATACGGTATATCTAACGCATAAGGAAAGGAGAAACCATGTCCGAAGTTCTAACTAAGGTAGTCGTAGACTGCTCAACTGGCGTAACCGAAATTGTGCCATTGACAGCAGAAGAGATTGCTCAGAGAGAAGCAGATGCGGCGGCTTATGCCATCGCAGAAGCAGAACGCACAGCACAGGCTGAAGCCCTTGCCACACTCAAGGCAAGCGCTAAGGCTAAACTTATCGCTGGCGAACCATTAACAGCAGAAGAAGCAGACACGCTAGTTATCTAGTATTAAAGGAAAGGTAGGGTAATGACAACCCACTTAGGACTACAACGGATATTACTTCCGTCAGCCCAAGTCAGTTCGCTGACAACGGGTTCTATTACCCTGCCTTCTGCTGGAGGAGAGTTTCTTGAATCTTTTGATTCAATTAGTTCGACAACTCTGTTAAATGATTCGAGCAGTAATATAGATTTTACATCAATTCCAACTATTTATACTCATTTACAACTTCGAATCTTGGGAAAAGCCGTAGATACTGCTGGTGTTACTAACGGAAATATAAAAATTCAATTCAATAATGATACTGGGGCTAATTATTCTTCACATTACATGATAGGAAAGGCTGATGGAAGTAAACCAGCAGGTTCAAACACAGGCGATACTGCGATGTATGGTGGTAAACGAGGTAATTTAGAATCAGGACGAACACTCCTTTATGGAATAAGTGTTATAGATATTCTTAATTACCAAAATACCAATATGTTTAAGACAATTCGTTATTACTCAAGTATTCATGCTGGAAGTAATGGTGAAGTATTTCACGGCACAGCAAATTGGCGTAGTACAAGCGCAATAACTAGCATTAAAATTACTATGGATACTGGAAACTTAGGAACAAATATGACAGCCTCATTATATGGAATTAGGAGTTAAGATGCCAGCCACATACACACCTATATCCAGTACTACAATTAGTGGTAGTTCAACTTCAACTGTTACAATTAGTAATATCCCAAGCACATTTACCGACCTTGTTGTGGTATTTGGTAATTTTCAAGGAACAACAAGTTATTCATTTTCTCTTAGATTTAATGGTGATACTGGCAGTAATTATGTTTATGTAAATTTAGAAGGAAATGGTACTACTGTTACCGCCACTAACAATAGTGGAACTACTGGTATTTTTACTGGAGGGGTAATCGGTTTTCCCGATAATAAATCAAGCGCAATTTTTAATATAAGCGGTTATTCTAATACATTTGGCTATAAACCTGTTGTTGGTCGGGCGAACTACAATGGGACAGGGTTAGCAGGGGTAAATATAACTGGTGGCACTTGGAACAGTACAGCCGCAATTACTTCTATCACAACTTTCTTAGCAAGTGGAAATTTCACCGCTGGTGGAGAAATAACGCTGTATGGGATAAAGAAGGCATAAATGGCTACTTATACAAAAATACAAACTGTAACTATTGGTAGTGGTGGTAATGCCGCTATTGCTTTCACAAGCATACCTGCAACCTTTAATGATTTGTTGATTTTGACTTCCAATCGAGGTAGTAACTCAACAACAACTTTTGGTTTAACTATAAATGGAAGTAGCGTAAGTTCATTTATTCGTATGTACGCTGGTGGTTCGGGAAGCGTTGCTAGTGATTTTTTTAATGAAAGTTACACAAGCCCATCAGGTTCTACGGCTAATGTTTTTGGTATCGGTTTTTTATATTTTCCAAGTTATACAAGTTCGTCTAATAAAGCATTTCTATTTGATTCCGCAGGTGAAGGTAATGTTAGTGGTGAATATATGGGTTTGAATACAGGAACTCTTAATTCATCAAGTGTAATATCCTCTATTAGTTTGGTTCGTACAAGTGGAAACTTCGTAGAACATTCGACAGCAACTTTATACGGAATTAAAAAGGTTTAAGGAGATAACATGGCAGGTACAACAACTAAGGGTTTACGCTATCCAACAGCGGGAGACAACCCTGCCGTTCATACAGACATCCTTAATCTAGCCACAGATGTAGATACCGAGTTAGATAACTACATCCTTGCCGCTTCTCCATCTTTTACCTCTTCAGTAACTCTTGGTGCTGGCAATACAATTATTTTTGAAGGTGCAACAAATGATGGTTTTGAAACAACCGTAACAGTTGCCGACCCAACAGCAGATAGAACCGTAACTCTTCCTGATGCGACCACTACTCTTGTTGGAACTAATACAACAGATACACTAACTAATAAGACCTTAACCTCACCAACTATCAATAGCGCAACAATTAACAATGCTACTTTTACTGGTCAGCAATCAGGTTTGCAAATTGCCTTTAACGATGCAATCGTTTTTGAGGGTACAACAGCCGATGCTTATGAATTAACTTTATCTGCTGGAGAACCAACTTCAGATGTAACAGTTACTCTTCCTAATGAGTCAGACATTCTTGCCAACCAAAACTTTGTACGAACATCTGTTCTAATGCTAGGTGGCATGTAATGACTTTTACCTATTCGGGTGACCCAAGTACCTCAACCCGTAACTATGTTCGTTTTCTTCTCAACGATACAGATTCTACGGATGTACTTTTTAGCGATGAAGAATTAAATTATGTAATTACTGAGTGGGGTGGCGACGCATATAACGCCGCTAGAGAATGTGCAGAAATCCTCATTGCTCGCTTTAGCCGTTTGGCAGATAGTAGTTCAAAGAGCGTTGGCGACATTTCTGTATCTGAGTCTTACTCATCAAAGGTAACTCACTATAAAGAATTGGCTGAGAGTTTATTGCGCCGTCAAATGCGTAAATCTCCTCCTAGTCCATGGGCTAACTCTGAAAGCCTTAAGTCCACAGATGATAGAAGTATTGACGATTACAATACCGATTTTTATGTTGGTATTACAGATAATCCAAATAGTAATTACGAACAACGAGTTCCTGAATAGGATTACTTATGGATGCGATATATCCAAAGGTAGCCGAGTTCATGACCGACTCGGTAGTTTTTACACCCAAAGCGTCTGTTGATAAGTACAACAAACCTACCTTTGGTGCTTCCAATACAAATGTGACTGTTACAGGTCGCCTAATTTATGACACAGTTAAATCTAAAGATGTTCAAGGAGTTGAAGTTGTAGATATTGGACGATTCATCACCTATGGTCCCGCTACCTCAATAACGGTAGGTCATAGGATGGTCGTCGGGGCGGACACCTTTACAATCAACGCAGTTGATAATCTCGCAGACGAAAACGGAGCGCATCACACCGTCATTAGATTTGGACGGTAGATATGGCAAAGTCGTCTTTTAGACTTGACTTATTTGGCGACAAAGAGTTAGTCAATGCTTTAGAGGCTGGAAAAGAAAATACCCCTCAAGCAATAGCCCAAGCAATTTGGGAAGAAGCCAATTTAATTTTTGCTAAATCACAGGTTTTAGTTCCAGTTGATACTGGAGTTCTTCGTGGTTCAGGTGGTGTATCTGCTCCACAAATGGGAAGCCAAGGCTACTTTGTAGATATTTTTTATGGAGGACCCGCCGCTCCTTATGCCCTCTATGTTCATGAGATTATCGGTAACTATCACAACCCACCGACACAGGCTAAATACCTCGAACAACCAGTCATGGAAGCGATGTCTACTATCCAAGAAAATATAAAGGGTAGAATTATCGACATCATACAGAAAGGTCACAGGGGATAATGCCAACTATTCTTGAATCAGTAGGAGATTACCTACAAAATACGGCGAGCGCTTTTGGCGCCCATGCTACTCAAGGCACCCTTGGAACAAACATATTTCTAGGCGCTTTACCTGAGACCCCTGACGCTTGCGTGGCGATTTATGAGAACGCTGGCAGTTCACCAACATTCACTATGGGTTCAGGTGGTATCCGAATTGATTACCCAATGCTTCAAATAATCGCTCGGGCGGGTCGTGAGGATTACCCAACGGCTAGAGATAAAGCCGACACGATTCGCATTTTACTTGCGTCGGTGCTTGAACAAACTGTCTCGGGGGTGCATATTATGAGGATTGAACCGATGGGTTCAGTAAACTTGTTAGGAGTAGACCCGAAGTATCGTCCCCTAGTTTCGGTGAATTTCCGATGTCTAGTACGAATGTAAACGAGGAGCCACAGGCTCCGATAGAGAGAGTGGCAGACCCTTATGGCAGAAACGCAACAACGGATGAGTTCCAACGATGCTGGAAATGTGACAGGCTCCTCTTCGAAAGCGCAACCCGCCCATGGAGTATCAGATGTCCAAGGTGTAAATCTAAAAATAAATCAGGCTGATTTATTTAAGGAACTAGATTTTTTAGTTGGCAAAGGGCGACAACAAGACGGTTGTTCTGTCGGTCAAATGGTTAATAAATTAGATAAGCCATTGCGTGATAAATTAAATGAAATTTTTTGTAATACTAAAGTTGATTCCGCCTCCCTTAAGAAAGTTTTAGATTCTTATGGACTTGCAGTATCATCCTCTGATGTACTTCGCCGACATAGGCGTAGATTGATTGGTAAAGATGGGTGTAAGTGTCCAATAGAAAATTCGGCGGTTCCACTTAAATGAACTTAGATGATGCTTTAGACAATTTACTCAAGACATCCGAGATGAATTCAGTTCAAAAGACTGAACCTCGTCAAAGACAAGCAGAGTGGTTGCCTGGGGTTACTTGGCAAGGTGAAGAAGGAACAGTTACAACTCAACCAATGGAGGGCGATAATGCTCCTGATTGGTCAGGAGTTTTGCGGATGTGGGGTCTTGACCCTGAACATTTCCAAGTAGTAGAACCAGTTCTTTTCAATGTGTGGGGCGATACCTTAGGAATTCTAAATCGCCAATGGAAAGGCAAAGTAGTTCGCAAAGGCAAACAAGAGTTTGCTGATATTGAAGCCCTTATCCAAGAGATTAAAAAACATAAACCCCGTGAGCGCAAGCCAATGGTCGGTGGTGCCTCTCTAGTAGTTTGTGCCTCTGACTGGCAAACAGGTAAACGAGATGGCGATGGTCTTAAAGGTTTAGTTGGTCGATGGCTTCAGGCTATTGATGATGTTGAGTTCAGAATTAAAGAGTTAAAGAAAATTGGTCGTCCCATAGATTCAATCACAGTTCTATGCCTCGGTGATTTAGTTGAAGGATGCGATGGTCACTATGACATCCAAACTTTTACAGTTGAAGTTGATAGAAGAGACCAAGTAAAAATTGCTCGCCGTCTTTTAAGAGATGCTCTTATCAGATGGTCAAAGGTTGTTCCTGATATTACAGTCGCCGCTATTGGTGGAAACCATGGAGAGAACCGAAAGAATGGCAAAGCCTTTACTACCCTCAATGACAATGATGATGTAGCCCTAGTTGAGTCAGTTGCCGAAATCTTCCAAGCCAATCCTGAAGCCTATGGTCATATTCGGTTTGCAATTCCAACAGATGAATTGAGTCTAACTATCGAAGTTCAAGGAAAAATTATTGGAATTACCCACGGTCATCTAGCCCGAAGCGCAGGAAGCCCTGAAGCCAAATTGCGTCGATGGATTGCTGACCAAACACTAGGTCGTCAAAAAATAGGTGATTGTGACATTTTAGTAACTGGGCATTATCATTCATTTCGTCTATCAGATTGGGGAGGAGTCAAATGGCTACAAGCACCAGCCCTCGACGGTGGAA